ATATCATCTAATCTTTGCAAGTGAAATCCATGAAAGCGATGTCCATTTTCGTGATAACCTATATCCTTAACAGATTTAACTGGCGACCATTCGACAATTTTGCGTTTATTCATCCTTTTTTGCACTTCGTCAGAAGGGTTAACCCTAACCTTACCAACAACATCTCTTAATAAAACGCTTTGATTATTTACTGCCCTTTCATATTCTTCTTTAAATGGCCTTTCGATATTTCTCTTATAGTTAAAATCTCTAGGATCGGATAGATATCTAGTTTGTATTCTTTCACGATCTGTTGAGTTCTTCTTTATAAGAAAGTGATCGTTTTCCATTGAAAACGCTGCTGACGATATTCTTTTTTCTTTATATCGCACTGGGGCATTTCGCCAACTACCAAAGTATTTCATTTTAGGGAGATTAAATCTGTCAATTACTTCTTTTGATGCTAAAGCAACATCGTGAAGTCCATCAGGACTCGAACCATTTTGAACACCCTGATCGAAAGAAACAAAATCCAATATCATTTGTTTGGCTTGCGGCAAATTCTTCGGTCTTGGTATTATTGATTCATCAAATACCTGTTTTCTTTTTCTTGTTGGTTTAGGTTGTGGAGATGGTTTCGGTTGAGGTTTAGGATCTTTTTCTGTGCCGTATACCTTGCCCCATATCTCTGCTTCACGTTTCTCTAGCTCTTTGAGAGTAAACTCTCGGCCTTCCTTATCGACAAATCGTTCCATCGTCAGACCTTTACGAAATAATCGAGCCTTTTGTTTGCCTAACACATCATCCTGAAACTCTTTCGGTTGCTTGCGAAGCCATCCATCATAATTAAGTTCATTGGATACCTGACCATTCATCGATGCCCTAGTTGATTTAACTGGCACTTCATCAGCCTTAATTCCTAACTGCCTGAGTGATTTAAGCACTGGAATAGTTGTCGATCTGCACCCTGCATGAGCAGGAGGCCGAGGCCCTTTATTGTATGGATAGGTCTTTCCATCTCTTGCCCGACAAACGGCTGTCGTTCTGTTGTCTAGGGTTGCCACCCACTCAATCGCCTTAATTACTCGCCTGTTTCTGCGATAGCTTTCGTTTCGAGCAATGTTTGATGTATGAGCTAAAGCCGTTCTAACAGCCGTTTCTGCTGCCCTTCGAGTTCGACCTTCTGATACTTCTCTTATGTTTCTGACTATTTGATCTGTCGTTTGCCCTTCGACATAGCCTTGCATAATGTTTTGCTTGATACGTCTAAACGCCCCATCCTCCAGACCTTTATACCAATCCTTTAATAAAAGCCCTTCAAATGGCCTAGAGTTAACTGAAGCATAAATCTGCTCTTCGCTTGGTGCTTCCCAATCTAATTCAATCGGTACTAATCCATCGATAATCTTCTTTTGCCATCTGCTTTCGGCCTCACCTAGATCCCTGATCTCACCATCAAGCAACTCGATCACTGGCTCGTATCCTTGTTTAATAGACTTCTTTAGCCTGACAAGTAGCTTATCCACATCTCTGCGATTGAGGTTTTCTAGCTTAGATCGATAGATTTGAGCGTAATATTTATCGTTGCCATTGTTCAGCAAACCGACAATTTTGTTAACTACGCCTGATTTATATCTTTCTAAGTAATGGGCATGACGTAAAGTATCGTCAAGAATATCATCGGTTATCGCCATCTTGCGTTTCTACATTATCAGGTTCATCCATAGGCTCTTGCATCATATAATCTTGCTCATCGTCAAAACTAACTTCCTCTGACAGGATGTTTCTGCGCTTCGCTTCGTTGATATATGTCTGCTTAGAAATAACCTCTGTAAGATACATTTTATTCAAAGCGTCCATTTCCAAGTGAGATAATGCGTTTGCAGCAAAGTCTTTGTTTATTATTATATCTATATTTTCTGCGTTTATGTCAGCCATTTCAGCCATCCAAGTAAAAGCAAGCTCTAAGGTATCCTTTAGATTATCAGCCCACATTCCCAATCGGCTGTTTATCTTTGCCTCATCGATCAAATCACCTGTTGCTGTAGATGCGCCTGTTCTCGATACAACTAACTGCAAACCCATCGCTTGCATCTGAAACTCCATATCCTTGAGTTCTGTGCGTCCTGCATCGATAGCGGCTCCGCTATGCTCAACAACCCCGATCTTAGCGTTCTCGTTGGATGAATAAAAAGCGTACCCTGCACCTTCTGTAAACTCTTCTAAGTCTTCCTTGCTGTAACCATGAAAATATTTCATAGGCGCTCTAGCATGGTGCATAATGTTGGCCTGATCTGATTGTGATCGCCAGTGAGCTAGATTTATCTCTGCTAGTCTTGCGTGAGGAGGCTTGGCTTTCATGTATCCATCGCGACCTAAATCACAAGCCGCAACATAGATTCTTGGCATACCTGTCTCGTATTCATCATATAAAGTCCATTGATTATCTGAGTTCTGCCTAAATAAACGCAGATTAACAGCGCCAACAACTCGACCCTCTTCTATTGGGAGCGTACAAACACGAATTTGCTCTATCTGTTTAGGTTCAAACTCGTCATCAGTTTCCTCGTATATTGTTTCCATAATACGGATCTGTGTCAAAGTCGGCACGTTATCGATTACGTCCGTTTTGTATCCAAGCACATCATCAAGCGATAAACTTACAAAATATGGTCTAAAGTTCCCTGCTTGAGCTTGCGCTCTAGTCAATTCACCTCTTGCAGGAGAGTCCACCATAATAAAAGAAATTCCAGACGCTTGAGCCTCATCGAATACATCTCTCGAAAACTGTGCAATGTCTCGACCCTGCAAATCTACGTTAAAAGCCCATATATCGAGATCGCTGTCGGTTTCTGCTAGTGTGACAGGCGTTTCGAATACCTTGCCTGATAGGTCATCGATTGTTTTGCCTACTCCATCAAAGAGCCATGTTGAGGCTAATCTTGCCTCGTAATCGTCCTCTGTTTCCTGTGGGAACTTAGGTAAGTAAGTCTCACCTTGTTCTCGCATATGCCGACCACCTTTCATAAGATCTCGACAAGGCGCTGACATTTGCAGCATTGTTTCTATTTCTGGAGAACGACTTGCAACTGAATTACTCATATTCTAATCACCATTTTACCTGATGCCTGTGCTTTAATTAAAGGCGCGATTGCGTATCTAACTGCATCGGGAGCGTGATTGTTAGCATCGATTATATCTGGCATTATATCACCCGACAATTTATCCACCTTATGACTATATAACCTAAAGTCGTCAATAGCGCCCTTGCAGCTTGGTGCTATTATGACAGATTTAAACCCACGAATAAACCTAATTCCTTCTTGTATGCTATTAGGCCACTTTTTGACGCCTTCCATTCTAGGAAAACCATGCCTTTGTAGGTAGCTGATTGTCTTGGGTTCTGCGCTATCGGCTCGGCAAGTATATCGATCAAACTCAGGTATTATCTTCGTTATAAAGTTGTGAGTATTATCTATTTCGATCCCGACTCCGTAAGCCTCTTTCTCGATATATAGGTTTTCATCGTTTACCCAACATTTAACAGCAACTAAAGGATCTGGTCTAAACCCAAAGTCCACGCCTAAATACGGCCCTTGCCATCCTTGCACTGGTTCGAAGTCTTCTATTCTCCATTTATCGTGAAAGACTTGAGCATCGTTTACGACCTCATAACCGCCTAGCCATATATGGGAATACCGTTCAAAGTCTCTTTGCTTTGCTACTTCTGCCAGTTCGACCATCGCATTAGGAACAAAAGGGTTATCGTCATAGTTAACGTGAACTAATTGACTATTTGGATTGGTCTTAAATATCTCTTCTACTGCATCCGTTGGCTGTCGAGGGTTCCAACTAAACCAAATCTCTGCGCCTTCTTTACGCATAGTCGGATCTAATAACTCAATTGATCGCTTTGATAGGCTTTGAGCCTCTTCGCACCATGCTAAATCAAAACCCTCTAGTGATTTGATGCTGTCAGCCGTATGATCTTGCATCCCTTGAAAGATTATTACGCCTTCGCCTCGTAAGTTCTTGATCTCGGTGGTTTGCACTTCGAACAAATGATCTAAGCCTAAATCGTTTATTTTATCCTCTAATAGCTGTTTTGCTGAGAACTTGAGTGATCTTTGCACCTCTCGAATACAAACAACTCTGCTATTTGGGTTCATTAACTGTCGTTCGATTACAGCTTCAGCAAAGAAGTGAGACTTGCCAGATGCTCGACCACCCTTTGCGCCTCTGTATCTAGGCTGACCATTCTCTCCTTCGAGAAGCGGCAAAGCCCATCTAGGAGTTTGAATCTGTAGACTTGTCAATGATTACACGCTCTATTTTTGTCGGTGTCATAGATCCATCAGGACTATAATGTTCTAATGATTGTGTTTCTTTCCATCCGCATTGAGTTTTAAGATAGAATATCTGACTAGCTGTATCTCCTTCAGTAGCTTTTTGTATCAATCTTCCTGCAATTAAACTCTTAACTCTAGTCCTTCCCTTTTTATAGCGTTCCAAAATGTCAGAATTTCTTTGCAGTAGTCTATAGAAAGTTGTTCTACTAATACCAAAGTAATCAGCAATATCGTCAGTTGTAAGAGTTGCTGATAACTGTTCGACCTCTTCTATCTGTCTTTCAGTGAGTTCTATCTCTGGCCTACCAAGTTTATTCTTTGCCATGATGTTTTCCTACTCTTTTTATAACCAACCAATTTGAGGAGGTGTTTTAGATCCTGTTTCCCAAACAAACCAAGCTAAACACATCATTCCACCATTATATGATTGACCATCTTTTAACAAAGAAAGCCTCTGAGAGAACACCCACACTCTTTTTGGTGGATGCTGTTGAAAGAACTTTGCTCTAGCGACACCCTCTAAGAATGTAATCTTTAATAATAGCGCTGTTTTATATTTAGCAATCGATTGAGCGTGTTCAGCCATTAATAGCGCCATTTTAAAAGGTGGGTTCGTTATAATATTATCTCTTTTCTCTCTCTCAAATAGGAAGTCTCTTCTTGAAGTACCAAAACCACGGTCAACTAAATCAGAACTTTCCACATTATAATCACGCTCGATTAATCTCTTACTTATATGGCCTTCTCCACAACAAGGTTCAAAAATATCTCCTTCAAACTTCTCTACAGATAGTAAAGCATCGGTTGCTTTGGAAGGAGTAGCATAATAATCATCCTTTTGTCTGTCTCCACGCATATTAAAACCGATGGTTCTCATCGCGGTTTCAACGGTCATTATTTTGTCCTCTTGTCGGTTGATGGTTATTATAGTTAAAAAAAAGCCCCACGCAAGAACGCAGGGCAGTGTACTTTAAAAGGACAGGCGGAAAAAAAGCAGTGTAAAAACCTGTCTCTCTGGGAGGGGTATATGAATTTATCCACAACCAGTCTACCATAATTTAATTCTTTTTCCAATGATTAAGATATTTTTTATACGGCTCTAGCTGTTCTTGAGTAACTAAACCGCTTCTAACCATCTGTTCAGCAAAAGTTCCTATTATATAACTTTCTCCGACCTTCTCATTATTTTTTATGCGATCAGCATTTATTTTTAATTCATTTGGCTCATAACCTTTGGGCTGAGTATCATCTATAAGTTTTGGTCTTTTGGGTGCTATTTGCTTTGCCGCATCTCCGATCTGTTTAGCTGTAGGCCATGATCGAGTGTCCAAGTTTCCTAGCAAAGCCTCCTCAAAGTCATCAAACCATTCTGTAAATTGTCTAGTCGGAGC